CCCTTGGTAACAACATCATTCGCAACGCAGGTGCGAAACAATACGCATCTTCTAGCCAATTATTATATGTAACAACATCAAGTGCCAATGAAGCCGGCCGCTTGGTGGATATGTCGGTTTTAAGCCGCAATTCAACCATTATGTCTTGCGTAGGCGTTAAAGCACGCGCACTTGCACAATTACCCATTAAGATCATGGCCACAACCGATGATGGTTCATTAGTTGATGCCTGTTTAAGCAATAAAGTGTCCGCGCGTGATAAAGCCAAAGCAAAATCGGTTCTAGCCTTATTGCAAGCACCTAATAATTTCCAAAGCCAATACGAGTTTTGGTATCAATTCTGTATGTGGCTTGATTTATCGGGCGAAGTGTTTACTGTTCTATGGCGTAAAGACCAAGAAAACAGCCAACAAACGCCTTTGGAAATGTATGTGTTGGATTCAACGCTTATTAGCGCGACAATAACCCCAACCCGTTACCCAACTTACAGGCTTTCAACGCCATCTTACGGATTTAGCAAAGATGCGCCATTGCAAGCGCATCAAGTTATGCACCTAAAGGAAGCGGCTTGGCAAGGTTCAGCAGGTTTCAACAAAGGTATATTGGCCGTTGAATTAGTGTCGTTAGATCAAGATATTGATTTATACGCTAACTTTATAATGACCAATGGCGCAAAACCAAGTGGAATGTTCGTAACTGATCAAGTTATTCCGGACACAAAATACAAGGAAATAGCGGCAAGGCTTAAGGAAGCATGGTCAAGCATGACGGGTTCACGCCCAACCGATCTAAGCAAGCCCGGTCAATCCATGTTGCTTGATAACGGCATGAAATACTTGCCGATTGATATGCTTAATCTGCAAGATGCTGATTGCGCCAACCTTAAAATGCAAACAATGAAACGCATTTGCGGCTTGTTCGGCGTTCCAGTTGCAATGCTGTCTATTGAAGATGGCAAATTTAACAATAGCCAAACAATGCTTGATGAATTTTACAAATCAACAATTTTCCCGATGTTGGTAAACATTCAGCAAAAATTGAAACAAAGTTTGTTGCAAGGTTATCCAAATCTATGCGTTGAATTTCAAACAGAATCCTTTTTAAGCGGTGCGCCGCTTGATCAAATGAATTATGTGGTGGCCGGTGTCAATAACGGTATATTAACGCCTAACGAAGCGCGTGCATACCTTGGCAGGGCTGAAATTGAGGGCGCAAACACATTAAAAGACACAGGCAAGCCAGGAGGCACGATTGCAGGCAGTTCGCCACAAGATACTGGCGGCGGTGGCAATACATCAAGCGTTGGCAAAACTGGTCAAGCAGGTAAAGCATAATGACAAAAAAAGAGTTGAAAGAATTAAGATTATTATTATTAACCGTTCAAATGAAACAAGCGGCAGACAAGCGCATTACAATGCCGTTTAAAACAAACGGTATGAAAAACAAAGGGGTTATTATTCATGGCTAAAGATGTTAAGTTTTTTTATGAAAGCGAAGTTGCTTTAGGCGTGAGTGCCGATGAAGCCGAAATGTGCGGAACGATTGAAGCCGTTTTGACAACATGGGGCGCACGCGAGGGCGCAGACGGTAGGCGTTTTAACTATCAACCTGAAGCGTTTAAGGAATGGGCGGCAGGCTACGCTGAAATGGGCAAACCGTTGCCAATGTATTTTCAACATAACGATGAATCCTTGCCTGTTGGCGAATGGACTATGTTTGAATTTGATGATGTAGGCATGACGGGCAAAGGTCGCTTGTTCACCAATACAACTATTGGCAAAGACCTATATACAATTATGAAAGAATCGCCAAACATGGTTGGTGGTGTTTCAGTTGGTGCATACGCCGATGAATATCAAATGGTAAACGCTAATAACGAAGTTATAAACCCACAAGACCCTGCTTATGATGAGGGTTATTTCCAAATCACTAAAGGTGGTTTGCGTGAAGTGTCAATTGTTATGCACCCAAACAATCCTGAAGCCAATATAAACAAACTTGAAAATGTTTATCGTGCTGACGGAACAATTAACCTAAAAGAAGTAGAATCTGTCTTGCGTGATGCAGGATTGACAAAGATGCACGCAACCGCCGCATCTAGCATTTTCAACAAAGTAATTAAACTGCGTGATGCAGGTAATGAAACCGTTGAAACGCCACCAAATTTGAGTGAATCAGACGCGGCGGTTAATCAAGCGATTCTAGCCGAATTAAACAAGCGTGAATTGCTTAAACAACTTAATAAACGAATTAAAGGATAAATCATGTCAGTTGAAATTATTGAAAAGTTAGATGCGATTGAAGCAAACAACATTGCTGAAATTGCAAAAGTAACTGAAGCCGTTACTGCAAAAGTTGATGCAGTTGAAGCATCTTTTTCTGAAAAAGTAGCGGCTTTAGAAGCAAAAGTGGCTTCTATTAACCCTGCACCATCAATCATCAAAATTGAAAAAACAATTCGTGGTGATGTAAACAAAATGGTTAAAGAACAACTAGCCAAATTCCAAAAAAGCGATGCTCGCGTTCAAACTGAATTAAAAATGTTTGAAGATGAAAGCCAATATGCGGCTTACATGAAAGAGGCTTCAGCATTAACTGGTGGCGGTAACAACCAAGGTGGTCGCACAGCCTATGATCCAGTATTTGCGGCATTGCGTCTTGCTAACCCTTTGCGTGGCATTTGCCGCACAGTAGCAACTGACGGTTCTTCATATCAATTCCGTGTTAAGACTGGCAATGCAGGCGCACAATGGGGTTATGCTATACAGTCAAACGGCGCGGCAACAACTGAAGATACAAGCATTTGGCAAATCGTTTTAAAAGATGTCAATGTTTCATTCCCGATCAGAACAGCCGCTTTGGATGACATTGATGGTTTAGAAGCCAATGTTGTTGATGATATGCTTGCCGAGTTTGCACAAACTGAAGCGCAATCAATGATTTCAAACAACGACCAAACAGGTTCAGGCACAACAGTTTCAACTGGTGGTGCTGACGGTTTGCGCGGTTTAGATCAATATGCAGGTGCTAATTCAACATACACAGGCGGCACTTGTTCAACAGCCGCATTTGGTTCTTCAGGCACAGGTTCAGCAACAGGTTTACACTCACTTGCTACTTATGACCAATTGACAACCAACGGCAATACTGTTGGCGCAAACAACATCGTTTATAAAGATGTGATCAACTTTATCTACGCTTTGCCACAACAATACTGGACAGAATCAGCAAAATTTATGATTTCCCCAATCTTGTTGCAAGCAATTCGCGGTTTAGTTGATTCTAACGGTCGCCCAATTTATGTTGATGGCTTATCACGCAATGACGGCATTGTTGGTCAATTGTTAGGTTTTGATGTTGTTGTTAATAAATACTTAGACACACCATCACAAACTGCAACAGGCGCGGCAGGCACAGTTAGCAAATATCCAATGTTCTTTGGTGATTGGGATAAGTTCTACACAATCATTGATCGTTTGAACATGGTGTTACGCCGTTATGATCAAACATTACCGGGCTTTATCACATTCTTTGGTGAAAAACGCTTGGCAACATCTGTTCGCGATCCGTTCGCAGGTGTTCGTTACCGTTCTACTGGCACAGCAAACGCTTAATACGGGTTAGGGATGGTGGCAAAAGTTGCCATCCCTTTTTTTTACCTAAAGGACATACCAAATGAAAATCGCTGAAAGAGTTTTAGAGGGCATAAAGACTGCCTTAGTTGATGGTGAAGCCACCGTTGATTTAAAGTCTGTTAATGAAGCAAGCGCGATTACTGGAAGCGGTTCAAATGTTGGTGGTCGCACCTATTTTGACGATGCTTTTGCCGCCGCGCGTTATGCCAACCCATTCCGTATGGGCGCACGACAAATAACAGCAATGGAATCAGACATACAATTTGTTGCTAAAACGGGTAATGCCGCCGATGCAACAGACCCTTGGGGTTACGCAGTTAATCCTAATAGCGGTTCACCTAATATAGACACAAGCATTTGGCAGTTGCCAATGCGTGCAATTTCAGCACAGTTGCCAATCCGTAGCGCGGTTTTAAGCGATGTAAACGGTTTGGAATTGGAAATTGTTGAAGATTTAGCCTTTGAGTTCAGTCAAATTGAAGCCGCATCAATGGCGGTCAATGATGATCAATCAGGTTCAACAACCACCGTAACAGGCGCAGAAAATGGCTTGCGTGGTTTAACATCTTATACAACTAGCACATCCGCCGCCGCATTTGGCACTAGCGGAACGGCTATAACTAACGGCATACACACAGTTTTGACCGTTGAAGCAAGTGTAACAACACCAACTTATGACAGCATTGCCAATATCGCAAGCGCGTTGCCTGCACAGTATTGGTCAATGCCAACAACAGCATGGCACATTCACCCAACTTTAATTGCGTCTTTACGCAAATTAAAAAGTTCAACAGGTGGTTCGCCAATGTTTATTGAAGCAGGTAATGAAGATGGTGCGGCAGTTGGCTTTATGTTTGGTTTCCCTGTTATCCCTAATCCTTATTTGGATGCACCTGCGGTTGGCGCAATCCCATTAGTGTTAGCAAATTGGGATAGATTCTTAACTATTGCCGATGCTGAAACAATGAACATTAAACGCTTTGATCAAACACAACCAGGTTTTGTTACCATATATGCTGAAATGCGTATGGCATCATCAATCCGCGATGTATTTGCAGGCGTTTACTTGAAAGGCGTTTAATCATGGCGGCGAACAACATTAGCGGTGTAGTAAATCTTGCGCCAACGCGCAATCCATTTAACTATGATAAGGTTGTTCAAACAAGCCGCGATTTACAAACACAATGGCTAACTCTTGATGAAATTACCCAACAATTAAACTTGTTTGGCGATGAATCACAGGATACCTATTTAAGTGATTTGGAAGTTGCGGTTCGGATGCACATTGAAGATTATTTGGGCTTACCAATTTTTAATCAGTCTTATACTGTTTATTATGGCGCATCGGCTTTATATGGCACGCCATTAACATTGGATTTGCCTGAAGTTTCACAAAATGGCGTAACAATAAACAGCGTTAAATATTACAGCGATGCAAGCCCACCAGTTTTAACAACTGTTGCGGCAAATTCATATTTTTATGATGTTACAGGTAACAAAGTTATTTTAAATGATTTGCCAACTGATCTAAATACATTTATGACATCGCCTGTTGTTTGCAATTACACAATCAATTCAAGCATTTTGGCGCAATACCCAGTTATTAAACAAGCAGGTTTGTTATTGCTTACACATCTATATAACAATAGAAGTGAAACAACGGCAGGGGCTTTGCAAAGAATACCATTTGGGGTGGATGTATTGCTAAGGCAATATAAACCGCTTGTGATGTAATTTTATGGCCATTGCACGCTTTGAAAATGTAAACATTAACACGCTTAGTTTTGGTGTTGATAGTTTTGGCGAATATACAACAACAACGACATTGTGGTTTGTTGGCCGACCATTGGTTTCCGAAGTTAAAAATTCGGTTGCCATTACTGATCGTTACCGCGTTTATTCAGATTTAATTACATTTAAATTTAATTACACGCCTAACATGAAAACTATTGCAGACGGGCAAAACAATTACAGCGTAACTTGGCGCGGTAATGAATGGCGAATAACGGATGTTATTGAAAGCAATGATAGAATGAGTGTTACTTTAATGTGCTACCGTTCTGATCCTGCGACAAAGGCTTAACATGACAACGCAAAACAATGTTAGTAATTACGCAAGGGCAATACAGGCACAACTAACAACTATTGCAACGCCTGTTCCTGTTTACGCAAATTTTAACCGTAATTGGGCAACTGAAACAAAGTTTATAACATGGCAGTTAAGGGATGTTCATCAACCCGTTTATACTGGTATATATCAGAGCAATAAAGGTGCAGATTCACCAATTTTTCAAATAAGTATTTTTACAACTAACATGGCAGATGGGTTTAATCTGTCAAATACAATAATACAAGCATTGCATGGCTATGCAGGGCAGTTTGGTGGCGTATCAGGTTTCCAAATTTCCAAAGCGGATGTTAATTGGTTATATAATAGTTATGACAACGATATAAATTTGCATAGCATTTACATGGATTGCACACTTTACATTCCATCATAAGATACGATTTTTTTAATTTTAATGAGGATTAATTATCATGGCATTACCAAATAAAGTATTACCTGGCTTTAGCGCAACCTTATATTGCCAACCAACAACAACCCCAACACCTTTAACGGTAGCGGCTTTATCAACTGTTGCGACTGTTGCCGCACTTGCTATTCCTGCCAATGTTATTCCTGTTGAAAACATTCCTGCATTTGGTATGGATGATGCTGTTGCTTCATTCGGTGTTGCTGGTTCACGCCAAGGCGACAAAATAGCGGTGCAAAATGCGCCAACATCAATGTCAATCACAGCCGCATGGACTCCTGCTGACACGCAATTATTGTTAATTCGCGGTGATGCTTATTCAAGCCTAG